CTCTTCGGCACCTTCTTCCGCTCGGTGAAGGTCGATGACTTTTCCAACAACATCAACGCGGCCTGCGCGTCAGCCCTGCCAGTTGATCCTGCCCGCCTTCGTGCCGCCATCGAGTTTGAGTTTAACCTGCCCTATCCAGACGGCACTCGCATGGATCTCGTGAAATGCGCCATGGACGCCTTCTCGCAACGTCTTCAGACTACCCTATGATCATCCTGCTAGACCTCAACTACACGCTGGTTTCCAACAATCCTGCACGCGGCACCACGCCCGTCCGCATGGAAAAGCGGTTGGAGAACGAGCAATACCGGCAATGGCTGGTGGAACTGGTCCGCCCGCACACGGTCGTGCTCATCACCGCCCGCCCGGAAACCTGGACGATCAAGACGCTCGACCGCATCGAGGAGCAAACCGGTTGGCGGCCGCAGGATGCGTGCTTCGCGCCGAAGGGGTGGTGGAATCCTCCGGCAATCAAAGAACATCTGCTCAAGAAGGACGTGTTCCCGACCCACGGCGATGACTCCCGCTACCTCGCGATTGAAAGCAACCCACGGACTCGCGAGATGTATGCGAAGTTCTCCATCCCGTGCTTCTGGGTGACGCCTGAAGGGACCTGCCTGACCGAAGGCACACGGATCGTCAAACGCCTGCCGCGTTGACATCCGCCACGCGGGCATGAGTGAAGCCCAATGTGATGAAGTCGTTCCCCGCGGAGCCTGGCAGTTCGATCAGGAAGTGACCGCCGTGTTCGATGACATGCTCCAGCGAAGCATCCCCCAATACAATGCGATGCGCATGGTGACCTTCGAGGTGGGCCGGCGCTTCGTGCAACCCGGCACCGCCATCATCGACATGGGATGTTCCCGCGGTCAGGCGCTCCTGCCGTTCGTTTCGAGCTTTGCTGCGGCCAACGATTACATCGGCCTGGAGATCAGCGAACCGATGATCGAGGCGGCGCGTCAGAACTTCAACTACCACCCGCACGGCAATCGCGTCACCATCCAGTCTGCCGACCTGCGCCACGAGTTCCCTGGTGTGACCTCCAGCCTCGTGCTCTCGGTGCTCACGCTCCAATTCACCCCCATCGAATACCGCCAGCAAATCATCCGCCGCGTGTTCGAGTCGCTGGCTCCGGGTGGAGCCTTCATCCTCGTGGAAAAGATTCTCGGCGCGACTGCCAAACTCGATGAGGCGTTCGTGAACCTGTTCCTCAACATCAAACGGGAGAATGGATACTCCGAGAGTCAGATCGACCGCAAGCGGCTGTCGCTGGAAGGCGTGCTGGTTCCGGTCACCGCACGCTGGAACGAGGAGTTACTTCGTGAAGAAGGCTTCACTTCGGTCGATTGCTTCTGGCGGCATCTGAACTTCGCCGGGTGGGTGGCCGTGAAACCATGAGCCAATCTGAGCAAAAACAAAAAGATCACTGAGCCACAGCTGCGTCTGCTACTTTGAAATCGAATCCCACAGACGGAATCTCAACCGAGGCGGCCGAGAAGATCCTTCAGGCTGATCTGCAGAATCTAATCCGCAAAGTGGCGGCGGGAAAACCGCTCACCGTCGCTGAGCGGGCGCGCATTGAATCTCGGGCGGCTGGCAGCGAGGAAACGCTAGCCTATGCAAAGACGCTCGTCGAGCTTGCAGCTGTGTTAGGCGTGACCCGCCGCACGCTCACCACCTGGCAGAAAATCGATGGCGCGCCCAAGCCGCTGTCCAATGGCTTGTGGCCGGTGGCCGACTGGCGCGAGTTCGTTCGGCTGCGAGGACTCAAGGCAGGCAAGGTGCCGATCGGCAACGAGGAGGCTCTCAAGGCGCGCAAGTTGCTCGCCGAAGTCGAGGAGCGCGAACTCCGCATCGCCGTGAAAAGGGGCGAATACGTTCCGATCCATCAGGTGAAGAGCGAGTGGATCGGCCATGTCGCCCGAGCGACTTCCATCCTGCGTGCCAAGTTTGAGTCAGAGTTGCCTCCAATCCTCTCGGGCTTGGACGCCACGGGCATCCAGCGGGAATGCCGACAGGCGATTGATGAGGTGCTTCGGGTTCTTCACGAAGGTTGATAGCTTGTTGACGCCATGGCCGGGGCATGGACGCCCTGAAACGTGAATATCAGGCACTGTATCGGAAGGAGAACCGAGAAAGGTTGCTGGAACAGAAACGGGTCTATTATCAGGAGAACCGCGAGCGAATCCTTGCCCGGATTCGTCAGAACCCTGAATGCAAGCAACAATACGACCGCGAGTATCATCGAAGTAATAAAGAAAAATGCCGCGAACGGCGGAAGATATATCAACGTGGCTACCGCGACATCCCTGAAAAACGTCTGGCGCACAATCTCCGAAACAGACTTTCAAAATTCATCCGGAGGAGTTCCGGTCGTGAATCCACCGAAATTCTACTCGGATGCTCCTTTGAAGAGTTCAAAGGTTATGTTGCAGCGCAGTTCCATGGAGCGATGAGCTGGGAAAACTACGGGCGGCATTGGCACATTGATCACATCATGCCGGTTGTCGCCTTTGATCTAAATGACCCACAACAAGTTCGACGCTGCTTTCATTTTTCAAACCTTCGCCCGCTAAGCGCCCGCGAGAATTTGCGGAAGAACAGCCGGATTACTGACCCCCAACTTCGTCTCACAATATGAAAGTGCTCCACGACATCTGGCGCGAAGCGTGGCAGCCGCCCGACCGTCGGCCTGCTTGGCAATGGTGCGAGGATCACATCGAGGGGATTCCCTACTCACCTAACCCCGGCCGCTTTCGTTCGGACAATTCGCCGTGGATTCGCGAAGTGATGGAATCGCTGGTTGATCCGCGCATCCGGCTCGTTTCAATCATCGCGTCGGTCCAGTCATCCAAGACCACCGCACCCGAGCTGACGATTTGTTACATCATCGCCAACCTTCCGGGCCCTGCCCTTTGGCTCGACCAAACCGACGATGACGCCCGCGATTATTCCGAGTCGCGCCTGCAGAAGCTCTTCGACCAATGCGAGCCTGTGAGACGACTCATGCCGACCGGCATCCACCGCCACAAGCGCAAGAACAACACGATCCAGTTCAACAACGGCATGACGCTCTGGATTCTCGGGGCTCACAATAAGACCAACCTCCAGCGACGTTCGATTCGCTGGTTGATCGGGGACGAAACATGGCGCTGGCCGACCGGTCACATGGCGGAAGCGGAGGCACGCGTGACCGCCTTCGGCTGGCTCGGCAAGTGCATCTTCATGAGTCAGGGCGGGGAGGAGGACGATGACACCCACAGGAAGTTCGAATCCACTGACCAGCGCGAGTGGACGTTTGCCTGTCCCGAGTGCCATCACCGGCAGCCGTTCAAATGGGAATGCGTCGAGTGGAGCAAGTCGGCCAGGGATGAATTCGGTGAATGGGATTTCGACGAAGTCCGGCGCACCACGGCAATGCGCTGTGAGTCGTGCAACCACTACTTCAACGACGGCGAGCGGACACGGCGTGAACTCAATGCGACTGGGGCATTCGTCGCCAAGAATCCGAAAGCCTCCAAGGAAAACGTCGGCTTCCACTGGAACGCGTTGTGCGCGATGAGCTGGGGGCAACTCGCCGAACTCTACCTGCGGGCCAAGGCATCGGCGCGCAAGGGTGATGTGAGTCTGCTCCAGCAATTCTACCAGAAGCGGCTCGGTCTGCCGTGGCGCGAATATGTCGAAGACTACAAGCTGGAGATCGTCAAATCGGGCTACAAGCGCGGTGAGACGTGGGAAGAGGAAGGCGCGATTGAGCCGAAGAGCGGACGTGTGATTGCCGCCCCGCTGCCCGAGCGCACCGGCCTGATCCCGCTGCGCTTCATCACGGTGGACTGCCAGATGGACCATCTGTTCGCCGTGGTCCGCTCGTGGTCGGCGGAGGGATCGAGTCGTCTGATGTGGAACGAACGGATTCTAACCTTCACCGACATCGACGTGTTACAGGAACGCTTTGATGTTCACCCAAGCCTCGTGTTTCTCGATGCCGGCTATGCGACCTACGACGTCTATCGTGAGTGTGCCAAGCGAGGATGGGTGGCACTCATTGGCGACCGCCGCCCAGTCTATGCGCACAAGGGGCGCGATGGAAAAACCGTTCAACGGTTCTACTCACCCCGCCGCAAGGTCGTGCTTTCGCATCGCCAGTCCTGCCACGTCCATTACTGGAGCAACCTCAACATCAAAGACACGCTCGCCCGCCTGCGCCGCAACCAAGATCCCGCCCAAGGACCAACCTGGGAAGTGCCCGACGACATCGACGACGACTACCTTGCGCAGCTCGAAAGCGAACAGCGGATCAAGGAGAAGGGCCACTGGATGTGGAAGCAGATCGGCTCGCGACCTAACCACCTGTTTGATACGGAATGTCTTCAGGTCGTTGGGGCGACCATGTTGAAGATCGTCGGCCGGGAATCCATTGCTGCCGCCCCGGTTGACACTCCGGACGAGGGTGCATGAAGACCGTCACCATCCTCCGCTTCCTCACGTTCCTTGGTTCTGGCATGTCCACGCTCGCCGCACTGGATCTGGCGGGTATCGCCCAGCTCTTCGATCCGACGATGGCAAAATACCTGCTTGCCGCCGGTCCTGCCGCGCTCGCCGTAAAAGAACTGGTGGTCGTGCTCGGAGATCTGTTTGACGACGGCAAGCCAAACCAATCGTTCAAGGTTGGACTGTTCTGTTTGGCGATGGGTGTTCTGACCGTCCCGTTTCTCGCCTCATGCGCCACGCCACCTGCCGTTACCGGGGAATTTATCAGCAAGGACGGCGTGATCAAGGTTCACCCTGATGGTCGCTTTGAAATCATCGTCGAGCCACGCACCTCCAAGTAAGCCATGAACACGTTCAGCGATTGGTTTGCTTCCCAGGGATTTCGGAACTTCGGGGCGGGTGAGTTCACCAGCTACTTTACCCGCGAGCGTAAGGGTGTGAAAAACAGCCTGCCTCCACGCCGCATCTGGAATAACATCGTGCCCGCACTTCGCATCGTGGACGAGCTTCGTGATTCGTTCGGCAAGTCATGCACCATCCTGAGTTCCTACCGATCGCCCGACTACAACAAGGCGGTCGGTGGAGCATCATCCAGTCAGCATCTTGAGTTCACCGCTCTCGACATCGCATTCGACGGCATCAGCCCAC